CAGCATGGAAGTTATGTACACAATCTTCTAGAAACTTCATTCTATGGTAAAACAGAATTTGATCTTTCACAATATGGTTTACCTCAAGTTTGTGGTAATTATACATGCGACAAAGGAAATTATAAATTGGATTTGGATAATGGAATTTATCCAGAATTTTTAATGTCGTGAATATCACCAGAAGGAGTTAGATTAGCTGGACAAGCAGATCTCATTTGTAAATCTGGAAATGATATAGATATTCTTGATTGAAAAACAAATAAAGAAATAAAGCGAAGAAGTTTTTATAATTCTTCTAAAAAGAGTAATGTGAAGTTAAAATATCCATTAAATAATTTGGAAGATTGTAATTACAATTTATACATGCTTCAGCTCAGTATGTATGCGTATATGCTTCAACAGTTAAACCCTGATTTTAATATTCGAAGTTTAACAATTGTACATATTCAAAGAGATGGAAGTATTAAAGAATATCCAGTTGAATATAAAAAAGATGAAGTTGAGAGAGTTATTAAACACTATGCAAAACAACAAAAGATTAAATGTGAATTAGAACGTGACAAACCGTTTATAATGTAATATGGAAGATTTTGCAAAGGAACGAATGGCAATATGTGAAAAATGTGCTATTATTAAACATACAGATTTGGGTCCAAAATGTGACGGACTGAAATGACTTAATTCAACAACAAATGAAGCATCTTTCTTTGCTAAACCAGGTTGAATAAAAGGCTGTGGATGTATGTTACGATATAAAACTGCACATTTAAATAATCATTGTCCAGCGAAAAAATGATAATATGTTAAAATGAATTAAAATGTTCTGTCAGGGTTGATGAAGACGTATTACTCGCAAATCCAATCCTGAAGCAGAAAGAAGATTAAAAATTTGTATGGAGTGTGATGATAAGATTGAGTTAGCACCAGGAGAATATATTTGCGGACATTGTGGATGTTTTCTTAAGGCAGCTGTATTAGCAGATGATAAAAAATGCAGTTTGAACAAATGGTAATATGGAAGTGATAAATGATTTTGAAAAATTAATGCAGGATACTGCAGATACTATTATTGAGAAAAATACTGAGGATATTTGTACAGATGAAGTTGAAATTATACCGACTAATGCAAATATATTAATTCAACCTTATGATACAAATCCTTATCGATATATAGAAAAAACTAAATCTGGTTTAATTGTAGGAATTGAAAGTTCTCAGACATATAAGTCTAATGAAACTGGAGAAATTGTACAAAATGACCAGGTTATTAAATGTGGCAAAGTTTTGGCCGTAGGACCAGCTTGCCGTAATGTTAACGTTGGAGAGGATGTTTATTATACTACTTTTTCTGAAACTAAATTACCATTTAGAAAGAAAGGCTATGTTGTAGTTGGTGAGAATCTCCTAATTTGTAGAATTGTTAAAAAGTAAATGCTTATGGAAATTGATAGTCGGGTTTATCTCACACCCGGTAATATAGTGAGAGTAAAACATGATATAGAGAATAGACCTAAGATGATAGTTACTGAAAAAGCTAACAAGTCTATTAAAAATAAAGATGGTGAATATGAATCGTTATTTGTTGGTATAAAATGTATTTGATTTGATAAAAATCAGGATCTTCAAACTGCGATTTTTAACACTAAAGATCTCGAATTAATTGAAGAATAAAATGTTTAACAATCCATTAAATAAAAAATATCAGACTGGTGGATCTGTGGAAGATGAAGGATTTTACAGTTGATTGAAGTCAAACGTAAAAGAATTTAAAGACTATTCTATAGATCAAATAAAAGAGGGTGTTCGCAAGATGGAACAAACTGAAGAAGGTAGAAAAGCATCAGCTAGTCTAAAGAAATCCTACGAAGAATACAAGAAATCAAAACCTTCTGAAAAGTCTAAATTTGCAGATGGTGGTAAAATGCAATCGTTTATTTGCAAACATGCTCGTGGTGGTAATGTAGATTGTGGATGCGATGGAATGGTTGTTAAGGGTCGATTTGGTATAGATGAGATTCCTGTAGCAAGAGATTCAACTGTAACTACAAATGGAGTTGTGTTGTATCCTAGTAATACTATAAAAGCTCCAGATAACACACTAGTAAAAGTCACTTATGGCCATGATAAGGATGGTCAATGATTTAGAAAAGAAGAGGACTCTAATGGAGTTCGTATTTTAGGAGGATATAAGCATAACAACAAGTGAATTCCAGATGGTGATATAGTATATGGCCCTGGAACTTATGTTTACGACGATGCCATAAAGAGTTCAAATAAAGCTTTTACTAAACAAAGAAGTGTATCACATCATGTACCAAAAGGTGCTGATGGTTTACCAAGACTTAGCAGAAGAGACGCATTAGATACTGCTCTAGCACAAAACGAAGATGCTCCATCAATTGGTACAATACGTAGAACGTACCGTGATTTAAAAAGAGAAGGTTTGTTAAATGGGCTTGGTTGAAGAGCGAGGAGAGACTATGCTAGACAAAATTTAATAGGAAACTATATTGCTCCAGAACAAGAAACAGAACCTGTTTTAACTAGAAGACAAGCTATTGCTGGTGCAATGCAAGGACTTAGCAACGGAGATAATAGAATTACAAGGCAACAAGCAAGAATAGCATTAGCTAATGCACGACTAGGATTACGTAACAATACAGATCTTAGAGGAAGAGAATTAACTCAGGCTGCTAGAAGAATGGTTGGTCTTCCACAACAAGCTCCAGTTCCAGAACTACAATCATTTAGTATTCCTACTGTAGAAATTCCAACAGTAGATATGCCAAACATAGAAATTACCGAACCAGATGTTGATTTCGATATGAATGGTAATATGATAAATGGTGTAGACCTTTCTCATTTGGGATTTAACGATGCGTTTAGAACCGCTAGAAATTCCGGATTAGACTCGTTCTTTTATAACGGTCAATTAAAAAATACAAAACTTGCGTCAGAACTTCCTGTAACAGGAACTACAACGGAAACTACAGCAGAAACTACAAATCCTAGAACTATTTATACTAGACGTAATTCTAGAAATAATGATTTTTGAAGTACTTTATTTTCCAACTTATCGAAACCTGGTAGTAGATAATTTAAATAAAATAACATATGCAACTATTTATATACGATAATGCAACTAATTCTCTTCGAATAGACGATTATAGTATATTATTAGTTAAAGAATTCGCAAAACTTTGAGAGCCAAAGCGAAATAAATGTAAAGAAGATAAATCTGGGGAACTTCGTTTAAAAGCTTTTAAGGAGTTCACCTACATTTATCTGGTTCTCGATTTTAAAAGTCCTTATTTTAAATACGTAGAAAGAGAAAAACATGAAGCAGCATTAGCTGATTCTGGTCTTACAGAAGAAGATCTTAAAGATGAAGATTTTCTTGCTGCATACCATAAATATCAAGAAATTCAGGATGAAGATCCTATCCTTTCTCTTATAAAAACTGCTTATCATACTATATATAAAATGCGTGTACATCTCGATAGTATTGATTTTTCTGAAATTGATGCGGATGGTAAACCGCTATATAAACCAAAAGATGTAATAGCAGATTTAACTAGTATTAGTAAAATAAGAACTGAGCTTCAAACATTGGAGCAATTACATAAAACTAATCAAGAAGCTGAACAAGCTGTACGTGGAGGAGTTCCTCTAGGTATGTTAGATTAGCAATGAATTATCCGGACTAATATGGCTATAGATGAAAAAACTGGTAAACGAATTAAGCTTGTAAAAACTGTTCTCGATGAACAAAAAGAACTTTATGAAAAATCAATGCCTAATGAGAATACCAATTATGAAGAGGAATTAAAAAAGAAGTTATTTGAGATTGATGAAGAAAAAGAAAAATTCATTCAGAAAGGATTGGATATAATTCAAGCTGCTGAAGATGAAGAAATTATAGGCCATCATGCTAGACCAAATAAAGAATGAGATGTTCCTATTACAGAAGAAATTTTGTATTTTGATCCAGAATTATCTTATGAATTAACTGGTTATAGACCAATAACTATGGATAAAGGATTGGATTTTGATCCAGAGCCTTTTCGAGAGATGGCAAAAATTTATGAAGAAAAAGGAAAATATACCGAATTTCCAGAAGGTTCTAAACCATGAAGAGATTTATGGAATAGAGAAGTAGAAAGAATGAATTCTGGATATACTGTTGGAAAATATAGAATTCCTGGTGATATGTATTATTACTTAAATTACTATAGAATGCAAACAGTTCCAGATAACGAAAAAGCAGGAGAAGGACGTCAAGAAAATTTTCCTTCCTTTCTTTCTAAACAATATGAATGATTTCATTACGTAGAAATAGCTGAAAAACTAGGAAAAGATGTAGCAATTCTAAAAACCCGTGGATGTGGATTATCTGAATGTGTTGCTGCAATGTCTGTTAGACCATATACTACTAAACCCGATTACAAAGTCCTTTTAACTAGTGAAGCTGACGATAAATTACAACCGTTGAGAGACAAATGTTGATTTCAGTTAGACTGATTGAATATGAACACTTGTGGTGGTTTAAGACACGTTCGTCAAAAATTTAATAATAATGAGACTAAAAGGGCTTCTAAAGTTAGTAAGGATGGAAGTGAGTTTGGATGAATGTCTGAAATAAATACTATAGTGGCTGATAATCCAAATAAAGTTCGTGGTACTCGTGTGGATAGATTGATATTCGAAGAGGCTGGATCTTCTAAAAATTTAGCAAAAGCTTGAATTCAAGGTGCAGCATTAGTTGAATTGGGTGGAACTCACTTTGGATCTAGAATTGCACTTGGAACTGGTGGTGATGAAGTTGCACTCGAAGGACTTACAAACATATTTTCAAATCCAGAAGGCTTTAATGTATTACCGTTTAAAAATTATGATACATTTGACGGTAAACCAGAATATACTGCATTCTTTCTTCCTGCACATAAATTTGCATTAAAAAAGGAATACTTAGATTCTCGTGGGGTTACTAATTGACCGAAATTAAAAGAGTATTACGAAAAACAACGTGCAAAACTAACTGGACGAGATTATACAAACGAATGTGCTGAACATTGCTTTATTCCAGAAGAAGCTCTTGCTAAAACTGGAGCAAATGTATTTGATGGAGAGTTAATTGCAGAACAAATGACTAATCTTAGGGTTAGGAATATGGGAACAAAACCCACATCAATGGCATTAAATTGGGATTCCACTGCTCCTTTATATACTAAAGTTGAGCCTGCTGTAGTGAAGAATTCTAATTTACTTGTTATTGAACCCCCTGTACGTGATGAAACTGGAAAAGTATATAAAAACTTATATGTAGCTGGTATTGACGGTATTGACATGGGTACTGAAAATTCTGCTTTAGATAACGATGTATCTCAATTTTGCATAGTAATAAAGAAACGTGTATTTGGTGCGCAAGAACCAAAATATGTTGCTATGTATAAAGCAAGACCTCGCAAAATTGAACAAGCATATGAAATGGCATTGAAACTTCTTATTTGATATGATTGTCAATGTATGCTTGAGTATACTAAAATTGGATTTCAACAGTACTTAAAAGAACGTAAAAAAGATAATCTTTTAATGACTCGTCCAGAATATGCAGTATCAGTAAAAAATAGAAAAACTAGTAGCAAACGATTAATTGGAATTCCTGGTACAGAAGCAGTAATTAAACATGGATTGGAATTAATTGATTCTTTTATTCAAAATTATTATTATACTATCGATTATCCAGACATGCTTGAAGAAATGTTGAAATATACATACGAGAATAAAAGAAAATTCGATATTATTGCTGCTTTGTCTTGTTGTGAAATAGGTGATGAAGCAATGACAGGAATTCTTCCAGTTAAGAAAAACGAAATAACTTCTAATAATTGACGAGACATCGGATATTATATTGATGATAGAGGATATCGTAGATATGGTGTAATACCAAATAAAACTGAAACGTTATGACAGAATTAGAACAAGAGATACTTGAGATCATTAATACTGAAATAGATGGTAAGTATATTGGAAAGTTAAGAGCTTTCCATAATGGCGTTGCTTGAGAGCTTCGTCTTTACCTGGATAGATGATTTACACCAGTGATTCTGAGCTTTGAAGGAACTGAAGAAGAATTTAAAGAGTTTATTAGGCAAGAAATGAAAACTCGAAAGATGCAAAAAACCAAATTCTATAGTATTAATAGGTATCCCATTGTTCCAGAATCTAATTTAAAGTGCGATGAGTAAAGAAAAAGAAATGGAAAAAATAGACAGGTGTATAACAGAACTTGTCTACGATAAAACGGCTCTTCGTAAAGCGTATAATTATTATCATGGTGTTCGAGATGCAGAACAGTTTAGATATCTTGAAGATAATTACGGTATTGGAACTCCTACATCTATATCTTTTACACCATTGATGAAAAAACACATAGATGTTCTTGTTGGTGAATATCTTGAATTAGAGCCAGAAATGACTGTTACTTGTAAAGACGAGGACACCATTTCTAAAATTCAAAGAGATAAGAAACTTAAAATTGATTCTGAGATTAATAAATATTTGTCTAAATATTTGAAGAACGCCATTATTAATGTGCTTCTTAATTCTCAAGAACCAGTTAACGATCCTTTTGTAGAAAAGGAACTTGAAAAAATAAAATCTGAAATTGATTCTTCATTTGAATCTGATTATGAAATTGCTGCACAAAACGTTTTAGATTTTATTAGACACAATAGAAACATAGACTTGAAAAACAAACTCAGAGAACTTTTAACTGATTTGTTTGTTGGAGGTTGTGTTTACTATAGAACAAAGCCATCAGGAGGAAAAGATAATCTTGTATTTGAAGTATTAAATCCTCTTGATACATTTATTGAAAGAAATCCTAATTCATTCTTTTTAAATAAATCTCATAGAGCTGTTATTCGTAGATGGCTTACTAAAGATGAAATTTTAGAAGAATTTGGAGAGGATTTGAGTGATTCTGCAATTTCTACATTAAATACTTATTTTGAACATGAGAGAACTTGGGATTATACTAAGGATTTTATTTATGTTCATGGTACTGCAGATACTCTTTTAGAAGGTGATAAAACTTTAACTCCTGGAATAATCGCTGGTTTAGAAGTTCATCCTATGTGACCACATGATGCTGATGAATGATATACTAGACTTAGTAATCGTGTTATCCCTGTTTATGAATGCCAATGAATAGAGTTTGATAGAAAAAAGAATCGTTCTGTTCTTCACGAAGGTGTTAAAATAGGAGAAGAAATTTATATTACCAAAGGAGAACCTGATTATTATATCAGAAGTAAAACTGATCCACGTAGTTGCTTTTTAAAT